CAAATTTAGATATACAAATAGATAATCTAAAAAATCCAGCAACAGTTTCTAAATCTAAAGAGTGGTAGCATGTTTGGCTTTCACCCATTCAGTACTCAAAGTATCGGTAATGCACAACCTTTTTTGGATGTGCAAACGACGACTAATGTGCTGACGGCAAGCCAAGGCACCGCGGTCCCGGAAATGGTGACCGTGATTACTACTGCCGGCATAGTAACTTCTACTATCCAAGCAGCTGGTGCAGAATACTTGTTTAAGTCTACTTTCTTACCAACCAGTAATCTAATTACTGGTTCAATTAATAATGCTTCTATCTTTACATACAGCGAGGTTGCTGATAGTATAGGCGAAACGTGGTCTGACGTAACGACCACAAGTGCAACTGAGGACTGGAGCGAAGTGTAATGGCATCGACATTTTCAAATAGATTAAAGTTTGAGTTAATTGGTTCTGGCGAACAAGCTGGTTCTTGGGGAACTACAACTAACAATAATCTTGATCAAGCTATTGAACAAGCTATTGCTGGCGTTTTAACTGTTAGCACTTCAGGTAGTTCGTCTGTTACTTTAACTGCTGCTAATGGGCCACAAACTCCTACAGATAATCAATCACGACAAGCTGCTATTATTTTTGGTAGTGCTAACCAAGATTGCACGGTACAATTTCCGGCTTTAGAAAAAACCTATATTTTACGTAACGCTAACACTGCTTTTAAAATAACTATTAGGTTAGGTGCTAGTGGCAATACTTTTGTATTACTGCCTAATAGAACTTATTCTATAATTACTAATGGTACTAACTGGCATGACGTTGATGCGGCTACGCCAACTTGGATTGAAAAGAGTTCTGCTTATACAGCGTTTCCTGGAGATAATATTTTTGTTGATACTAGTGCAGGTGCTATAACAATTACGTTACCAGCTTCACCAACACAAGGTGATGAAGTTGCTTTTGTAGATGCAGAAGGTACTTTTGATACAAACAATCTAACGGTAGAACCGGGTAGTGAAAAAATTATGGCTAACACTGCTGGTGATGAAATGGTGGTTGATACCAACAATGCTGGATTTACATTAGTGTATCAAGACTCAACACATGGTTGGAGATTAAAGGATAAATAATTATGGCAACTTTTACTTACGAATCAATTAAAAACAGATTTAAAAACCCAACCGTTGATGGTAATTTACATTTAGACGATGATGGCGCTATTTTAAAAATAGGTGCGGATTCAGATATACAATTAACTCATTCTGGTTCTGCTGGAACTATGACCATACTAAACGGTTTTACTATCGATATTGTTGATGACCTAGTTATTGATGTTGATGGTGGTGATGTTGTCTTAAAAGACGGTGGTACTCAGTTTGGTAAACTTACAGGCTCAAGTAATGAATTAGTTATTACCAGTGGTGATGATGCTATGTTAACTGGTGCTGATGGTGGTGCTGCTACATTTGCTTCAACTCTTGCAGTGACTGGAGTATTAACTGCAGATGCTGGAATAAACGTTGATGACATAACTATTGACGGTACTGCTATAGCTTTAAGCACAGGTAGTTTAAGTATAAATGCTACTGCTACAGATGCAGCTATTACACTAGATGCCGCTGGAGATATTACGCTAGATGCAGATGGTGGTGATATATTTTTAAAAGACGATGGAACTACTTTTGGTGAGTTTACTAATTCATCTACAGACTTTGTTATTAAATCTACAACTTCAGATAAAGATATAATTTTTAAAGGCAATGATGGCGGTAACGTTGTTACCGCATTAACTCTTGACATGTCCGCGGCCGGCGCTGCTACATTCAATAACGATGTTACCGCATTCTCAGATATGCGTTTAAAAACTGATATTAGAACGATTGATAATGCTCTTAATAGAGTGTGTGATTTGCGCGGGGTATTCTTTACCAGGGAAGGCGCAGCGGGGACCGGGGTTATTGCTCAAGAAGTACAAAACATTTTACCAGAAGTTGTACATACTAACCAAGAATATTTAAGTGTTGCTTATGGCAACATGGTTGGCGTTTTAATTGAAGCCATTAAAGAATTAAGGGAAGAGGTTAAATCGCTTAAGGAGTCAAGTTAATGACTATTAAAGCAGCCGGTTCATCTTTATCTTTTACAGAAATAGAAGCAGAGTGGGATAACGAATCACCATTTAGTTTATCCGAGTTTTATTCTGGTGGTAGCACAGTTTATGCTGGTGCAGCTGACGGTGATGGTAATGCTATTCCAAGTTCTGGTGCTATTAGTTTTTCAGATTTTTACGACACTGATTTTTTTGACGCTGCAAGTAATTCTACTGTAGTAGCGTCTGGTCCAGGTACTGCAACTAATAACCGTAAAGGTCAACAAACTAGTTCTACTGCTACCGTGCCTGCAGGTGCTAATGCAATTTATATTACTAATACAGTTGCTGGCGGTGGCGGTGGTCTTAGAGGTCAAGAACATAAAAATGTTGGTGAACAACCAGGTGATGGTGGCGGTGGTGGTGCAGGTATTACTTCTGCTTACTTCACGGTAGCTGCTGGTGAAACACTTACTTTTAATGTTGGTCATGGTGGTAATGATAACACCGTAACTTGGTCTACTGAGGTCTATACTCAAAGCACCAATGTTACCGATGGTACTGGTGGCACTACTAGTTTATCTGGTAGTTCGACTGGAAATATATTTACTTTAACTGGTGGTACGGTCGGAACATCACCCAACGATGGTGGTGAGTTTACAACATTAATGCAAGACAATCCAGGAACAGGTGGAACAGCTACCTTAAATGCAACACCATTAAGTTCTGGTACTACAACTGCAGGTGCTTCTGTAAGTAGCGCTTCGTCTTCTAATGGTTCTAATGGTGCTGATGGTGGTGCTGTTGGTGAAAACCAACGAGGTGCTGGTGGTGCTGGTGGTAATTCTGGTTTAGGTAGTGGCGGCGGTGCTGGTTCACCTGCTAGTGGTGCTTTATTAAATGGTAGTGATGGTACACTTGGAGGCGGCGGTGGTGGTGGTACTGCACAAAATGCACCTGCTATAACTTCTATAGTTTCTTCAGATGGTGATATAACCTTTACCGGAAACAGTGGTAGTTCATTGGGTGGTCTTGGTGGTCATGGTCAAATACAATATCAATTCGTGAGAGTAGTATAATGCCTTTGGCTTCAATAAAATTTGCACCTGGCTTTGATAAACAAAGTACTAGTTATGGTGCTGAGGGTAAATGGATTGATGGGGAGAACATACGGTTTCGTTATGGGCAACCAGAAAAAATAGGTGGGTGGACTAAACTTACTTCTCAAAAATTAATTGGTTCCGTACGTGATCAGTTTGCGTGGTCTTCACTTTCCGGTGTTAGGCATTTAGCACTTGGCACTGATAAAAAATTATACCTTTATGTTGAAGGTGCTATATCTGATATTACTCCAATTAGAAACCCAGACAGTGATAACAATACTACCGCTAGTGTAAATTTAACTAATCCTTTTGTAACTACTAATGGTTCGCCAATAGTTACAGTTACGGATGTAGCACATGGTGCTAAGGTAGGTGACTTTGTAACTTTTTCTAATGCTGCAGCTGTGGGTGGTTTGGATATGAACGCAGAGTTTGAAGTTACTACGGTACCTAATGCTGATGTTTACACTGTTACCCATTCAAGCAACGCGAGCAGCGGTGCAACCGGCGGTGGTTCAAGTGCTGTGGATTGTGCTTATCAAATTAACATTGGTCCTGAAGTGAACGTGTATGGTTTTGGTTGGGGCATTAGTGCGTGGAACGGTACACCTGAAACAGTTATTACCGATACTATTAATGACAGTGATGGTATCAATGCTACAGATACAGACATAGTTGTAGATACTGTTGGTTCGTTTGCAGCTAACGATTACATCATGGTGGGTCAAGAAATAATGAAGATAGCTTCTATTAATAGTAATACTTTAACTGTAGTTCGAGGCTTGTCTAGTTTAACTGACACTACCAGTGTTAGTGCGGTAGGTAGTCATGATAATGTAGCGCATGCAGATGCCGCAGTAATAACAATTTTAAAAGATGTATCTTCTGGTTTAAGTTTTATTGGTTGGAACGAAGCAGCTTCTGAATCTAACACTGTTATTGAATCAAGATATTGGGTGTTTGAAAGTTTTGGCGAAGACTTATTAGCTTTAGTCAACGATGGTGCTTTGTTTAAATGGGATTTATCTAATGGTGCCAGTACCAGAGCAGCTGCTATTAGTGGTGCACCAACTGCATCTAGACATTTATTAGTGTCTACTAACAGACACGTGTTTTTATTTGGTACAGAAACAACTATTGGCACTACCTCAGACCAAGATGATTTGTTTTTAAGATTTGCGTCACAAGAAACTTTAAGTACATGGGGACCATCTTCTATCAACACTGCCGGGTCTTTTAGAATACAAGATGGTTCTAAAATTGTAACTGCAGTTAGATCTAGAGGGTCAATTTTAGTATGGACTGACACTTCTTTACATTCGTTACAATTTGTCGGGGCGCCATTTGTATTTGGTTTATCACAACTTGGCGCTAACTGTGGTGCAGTATCACCACACAGTGCGGTTGATGTTAACGGTACTACGTTTTGGATGAGTCAAAATGCTTTTTACATGTTTGATGGTAGTATTAAAAAAATGCCATGTAGTGTGCAAGATTATGTATTTGATGATTTTAGTTCTACACAACAACAATTAGTTTACACTGGTATTAATACCGATTTTAATGAAGTTACTTGGTTCTATGCAAGTAAAGATTCTAACTTTATTGATCGTAACGTAACTTATAATTATTTAGAAAATGTTTGGTACACTAATAACTTAGCTAGGACTACTTGGCTAGATAGAGGTGTGTATGAATTACCTTACGCTACAGAATATGAACCAACCGAAACCGGTACTGTGCCAACAGTGCTTGGAGTAACCGATGGTGCTTCTGTAGTTTATTTACATGAAGATGGTTTTAATAATGACGCCGAAGCGTTACCTTGTTTTTTACAATCGGGGGACGTAGATATACAAGATGGTGAACAGCTTTTATCAATTAGCAGATTTATACCAGACCTTAAAGATCAAAAAGGCAGTGCTGATGTATTGTTAAGTTTTAAAGATTATAACTCAGTATCTAATGAGACAACTGTAAATGGTGCAATTACTAGCAGTGCTACTACAATAACTTTAACAGACTCAAGTAATTTTCCTAGTGCAGGAACTATTTTAATAGGCACTGAATTAATTACTTATACTGCAAACAACACTAACACTAATGTAATAAGTGGTTGTACTCGCGGTGCTAATTCTACTACCGCAGTTGCACATGTTGATAATAAAAAAATTACTAACTACAGCACTACCAGGATTAATCAATCAACTGTTACTCCAAGCACAACTAAAGTAAATACTCGTGGCCGTGGTCGACAAGCAAATATATTAATATCTAGTGAGGATGTTAATGACACTTGGCGTTTTGGTACTCTTAGATTGGAAATTAAACCGGATGGGGGTAGATAATGGCACAGATTGTAATAGGTAGATTACCACAAGCAACACCACAATATGAAACACAGACCTTTGATACTTTGGTTAGAGAGCTTGAACAAATAGTACAACAATTAAATTTTGGTTATCAACAACAAACTAAAGACGAAACATTAGCAAGGAACTGGTTCATTGGCTGATTTATTTTTAAACAAAAAAGTAGACTTAACAACTACCGATAATACTACGCTGTACACTGTGCCCACTAGCACTGTAACTGTAGTTAGATCAATTTTAGTATCTAATGATGACGCTAGTAATGCCTGTGAAATAACCGTAACATTGTTAAATAGTAGTAATACTGTCTTTAGTTTATTTAAACAAAAAGATGTATCTGCTAAAACTACCGTAGAACTATTAACTAATACCTTAGTGTTAAACGAAGACGAAGAGCTTAAAGTACAGGCAGAAAATGCCAATGATTTACATGTAGTAATGTCTGCATTGGAGATATCGTAATGCGTTTGATTAAAGAGGGTAAACCTATTACATATAAGACTGTGGATGGTCACCAAATACCGGTAATTCAACCAGAAATTTACCAGAGAATCTATTGCAAAAATTGTGATTATGAGGTAGATTCAGAGGAACAGGCAATCGGCACCTGCTCCGAGTGTAACCAACCATGGTCCGCTAACAAAGCCATAGATATTAAAGTTAACATACTAGAGATGCCACCTATCGGTGCGGAATCAGGAGAATAATGGGTCTTAGAAAAATATTTGATAAACTAGGCGATGCCTTAATGCCTAAAGAGTTAGCTCCTTATGCTAGTATACTTGCTCCGATGCTTACAGGTCCTATTGGAGGTTTTTCTGGTTTAGGTATTGGTGGAGGTTTAGCATTAAGTCAACTTGCCTCAGCCAAACAAAATTCCGGTAAGCTTGATCCTTATTCAGCATTTGGTGTAGTAGCAGCTGGCATGACTCCACAAGCACGAGCAAGAAGAATGGCAGGCCGTATTGATCCAAGTCAAGGTACTCTTGGTCAAAAATTGTCTGGTAACTTTTCAGATTATTTATCAGGCACCAGTCTTAACGACAGTGGTTTAGGTAGAGGAATTATTAGAGGTATTGATCCAACTCAATCAATGAGTATGTTAACCTCAGGTGGACCTGGAAATTATTATGAAAGCCCTGCAGTGTCTAGGGCAAAAACTGCTTTTGATAAAACAGGTGAAATTGGAAACACTGTAGCTAACGAAATAGAACAAGTTCCTGGTATAAATTATGAATTTGGTGAGGATGATGGTATCCTTAGATCAAAAGAATTCGATATTTTGGGTAACAGTGACGACTTATTGCAAGCAGACATGGCTACTAGATACGGTTCTTTTAAAACGGATGAAGATATTACAGAACTTTTAGGTGGTAAAGACAGTGCAAAAGGCAAAGCTTTTGAAGAATTAGATGCAATAGAAAAAGACGCTTATAGAAAAAAATTGGGTAGAGAAGGTGGTTCACAGAAATTTTTTGGTGATGCTATTGAAGGCGCTTCTGAGTTTGCTATGCCTGGTTTTACTACAGAAGTTAATGGAGTTTCTAAATTTGATTTTACTAAAGCTGTTACCACTATTGGTACTGCAACTACTCTTGGCACAATGAATGCTATCAAAGAAGAGCTTAAAAAACAAAAAATGAAAGACAAGGAAGAAGAGCAAAAAGTATATAGAGAATGGTTTGAGCAATATGAACGGGTCACGGGCCAACCCTACAATCAAAGCCCTTATCCAGAAACTTTCTTAAAAGAAAAATATGCTGATATCTACGGAGCATTTGCAACTGGCGGCAGAGTAGGCTATAATATGGGTGGTGGCATCATGTCAGCCCCAGGTGTTCCAGACGGCATGCAATTAGATGGTCGCGAAGGTATGTTTATATCACAAGGCGTTGAAGAAAAAGCCGACGATGTACCTGCGATGTTATCAAAAAATGAATTTGTACTAACGGCTGATGCAATGGCAGGTCTAGATAAAATGAATGGTGGATCAGGTGATCCAAGAGCAGCGGCAAAAGAAATGTATAGAATAATGGATCAACTAGAGGCAATGGCATAATGGCTACACAAACCGTACAGAATTTACCACCGGCGTTTTTAACCGGTATTGGTGAATTATTTTCTAAATATTTTTCAGGCACAGGTAATATTGAAGACAGTCCTTTTTACGTTGACCCTTCTGCATTTACCGGAGAAGAATTTGTAGCTGGTCAAGACCCCATGACCCTTAAAGCACAAGAACTAGCTAGTGGTCTAGGTGGTTATCAAAGTTATTTAGATGCAGCTAGTGGTATCCAAGGTGATGCTCAAAGTTATTTTAATCAAAACATGGGCAACTTCCAACCCTTTATGGATAGTGCTGCAGGTTACTACGATCAAATGGGACAAGCTGCAGTAGCTGGACAAAATGCTGGTGCCGGTGCGTTAGCTAATGCCCAAACACAATACGATTTAATGTCACAAGCCGCAGCCGCGGGCCAAAATGCAGGGCAATCTTATTTTGATCAAGCTAACCAATACAGTGGACCGGGTGGTTATGAATCATTTATGTCACCGTATCAACAAGAAGTTATTGATGCATCCATGGCATCTTACCAACAACAAGCCGCGGAACAAGCAGCAGCTTTAAGTGGTAGTGCGGGTAATGCTTTTGGAGGTAGTCGTTTTGGAGTGGCGCAAGGCCAACTAGCCGCGGACCAGGCTTTAGGTGGCGCACAACTGCAAGCAGGTTTATTAAGTCAAGGTTTCTCTCAAGCTAACCAATTAGCTAACCAAGCGTATCAACAACAAATGGGTTTAGGCCAAGCAGCAATAGGTCAAGCAGGACAGAACGTTGGCTTGTATGGTCAAGCGGCACAAGGTCAATTAGCTAGTGCTCAAGGTCAACAACAACAAGCATTACAAAATGTTGGTTTACTAGGACAAGCAGGTGGTGCACAAGCAAGTATGGCTAACCAATCACAACAACAACTAGCAAACGTAATGGGTCAATATGGTGCTCTAAGTCAAGCACAATTAGGTTTAGGTCAGTATGACATGTCAATGTTAGGTAATCAAATTAATGCTTACTCACAAATGGGCTCACAAAATCAAGCGTACCAACAAGCGTTATTAGATGCTAGAAAACAAGGATTACAAGCATCAGCATACGCACCACAACAAACTATGGGCTTCTTAGGTCAAATGTTAGGTGCTGCATACGGCGCGCCTGGCGGCACTACCTTCCAAACCACACCGGATCCATCAACACTACAAACGTTATTTGGAGCGGGGACCGGGATTTTAGGTATCTTAGGATCAACAGGAGCCTTTGATAGAAATAATTCAACGAGTTAACTATGGCAAAAGTATTATCAAGACCAATGTTTAAAATGGGCGGTAAAGTTGCTGCAAAAAATTCAGGTATTATATCTGGTTTTGCAGACGGGGGTAATGTAAGACAAGGTTTTCAAAAAGCAGGCATGGTTGATCTATTAGATCAATATATACAAGCACCAGAACAACAACGCGGTTTAACAAGATCTGATTATTTACGTATAGCCGCAGCTGGTGCTAATATTATGGGCGCACAACCTACCGGTCGTAGTGGTTTTATTGGTGCACTACAAGCAGCAAGTCCAGCTTTAGCTGATCTTGGTACAGGTTTAGCGGAAGATTTTTCAACAAGAGATGCTGCTTATCAAAAAAAACTTTCTGATTATAATACTTTAAGAGCTAGTGCGGCCATGGAAGAAAAACAAATAGCCGATGAAAGAGATTTTGCAATAAGTGAACGCGAAGCAACTCAAGAATTTGAAACAGATTTAGAGGATGTTAGACAGGAAAATGCTATAGATTTATTAATTAAGGACAAAGAATTAAATCCTTATGATTTTGAAAAACAATATGTAACTGAAACAGCTAGAGATATTAATAAACAAATGTCTGTGTTAAATCCAAATAGTAAAGAATATAAAGATTTAAAAAATAACTTAGTTAATAATATTTATGGTGAGGCAACTAGATCAGGTATAAAAGAAAAAGGTGATTTATTAACAAGTGCCGCTTTTCAAAAAGCTCTTAAAGATGAGATAAAATTTATTACTGGAGACAGAGCGCTTGGTGAGGATAAAGGGGTTGACTTAAGAAAAGATCCAAAAAGCGCTTATTACAATATGAATTATTCTCAATTAAAAGAACAAGTTACTAAAGAATTATTTGGAGCTATAATTGAAGAAGTATACATATCACCAGGAGATCCAAAAGCTGCATTTGCTAAAGGTGGTCGAGTTGGTTTAGCTAACGGTGGTGGCCCATATGAACCAGGTAGTGGACCAGATCCAGATCCAGGATCGCCTCCAATCATGACAGCTGCAAGAGGGCCTTATGAACCAGGTAGTGGACCAGATCCAGATCCAGAAGGTGCGCCTGTTATAACAGCACAGGAATTACGTCAAAGATTACCAGCAGAAGTAAGTGATCAAGTAATACAATTAATTGCTTCAAGTGAGCAAGCTTTGATTGATTTTGCTAAACTACAAACACAAGCAGATATTGACGCTTTTAATGCTAAATATAATACTGATCTAGAAATGCCTTCTCAGAGGGCATAACATGGGTGCTATAGATAATTTTTTAAAAAATTTATTAGTTAAAAACAATAACGACAAACGCGATCCCTATGCTGCTCTTAATGAAAAAAAAGTTTTTGGAGATGTGGTTAATAAAAAAGAAGCAATTAGGGCTGTTGATTTAATTAGTAAAGGAGCAGGCACAGGTTTAGATAGTGGTATAGCTATAGCAAAAGGTGGTTTGCATGCAATGACTAATCCCAATTTAGCAACTTATAAAAATATAACAGAAATACCTGGTTTGTTTACAGAAGAGGGTAGAGCTAAAACTTTAAACAGACTTTTTACTGGAGCACAAGAAGTAGCTAATAAGTATTACCCAAAACCCGGAGATGCTTTAACTAAGTATAGTTCTGTAACTGATCCTGCAGACAAAAGAGTAATTAACGCAGCGTCGTTTTATGCTGATCCTTTTTTAGCAGGTTCTTTAGCTTATAAACCAACTAAAGCTGCTTTAACTAAAGGGGCTAATGCTTTAAAAAAAACAAGTAATAAAGTTGAGAATGTATTTGATCCTAAAATGAGTCCAGGTTATGGAGCTGGAAGTGCTGATGTTCCAATCTATACAAGACCGGATGGTTCAAGAACGCAATATGCAACGCAAGAAAATATTGATACCGTGTTTGATTATTTTAATCAAAACCCAGGATCAACTAACATATTAGCAAGTGAAACCTTAGGGATTAGTATATCGGACGTTAGTAGAATTAAAAGTTATTTAGGTTTACAAAGAGGACAAGATACTAAACTAGGTTATGTATCTTTAGGTAGAAATAAATATAATAACGACAGAATGTTTGTTACTAATGAACAATATGAAGAAGCAATTAATTTGTTAACAGATGGCGATCTTACACAGCTTGAAATTGCGTCTCAACTTAAACTTGGAGAAACTTATATAAGAAACATAGCACAAAAAGCTGGCTTTACTTATAATAAAAGATCAACCTTAGAGCGCAAACAAGATTTACAAGACATGATAGCGTATTTAAATAAAGTTGATGGTAGTACACTTCCTCAAATTACGCATAATTCAAAACTTACAAAAGAATTAAAAGAAAAATATGGTTTAAGTTATCAACAAGTTATAGATGATGTTAATGTAATTAAAGCAGAATTACTTGGCAAAACTCACGGAAACAGTGCCAATTTAAAAGGTTTAAATTTTACGGACACTGATTTAACAAATGTATTAAAAAAATTTCCTGGCGGCAGGTCTGTTATATCCAATTTGAGAATTGCAGGTTTTGGTGAAGATTCTATTAAACAAATAGAAAATGTACAAAACTCCGTTAAAGGAGTTGCTAATAATAAAACTGTTTTTGAACATGCTATGCCTCAAAGTTTAGTTAAAGAATTTAATCTTGATCCAAAGTATTTAATGTTTGGTGAAAGAACTACTGATTTTTTAAATATGTATAAAGCTAGATTTGATGGGCCGGTAAAAAATTTAGCTGTTAAATTTGAAAAAACAGCTAAAAAATATAGAGACGGTAAAATTAGTAAGCAAGAGTATAACAATGCATATAAAGAATATATTACTAAAATTAAAAAAATGGAAACCGAAGTTATGGATGCAACTGATGGTTATAGAATTGGTTATATGGATTTTGTAGATGGTGTTCCTACCCCTACTACACCACATTTTTCAGCTTTAACTTCACAAATAGGTGACCTTGGTCCACAAACAACAGCCCTTATTAATTTTTTTAAAAATGCAAAACACCATAACGCTTTATTAAAAAAATATAAAAATAACCCTTCTAATTTTCCTAATTTAAACGAAAGATTTGATAAAAGTATTGAATCAGGAAAAGTTTCTTTTGAAACAGAAGCTGCTAAAATTTATGATCAAATTAAAGATTTTACTACACCTAAACAATTTAAAAACTTTTATGAAAAAAATAAAAATAATAAATTTTTTCAAGCTTTATTTAATCCAGGTAAAAGAGGTGGTATAGCTAAAAATTTAATTCCTTATATAGGTAGTGGTAGAACCGCAGTGCCAACCGCTATAACAGGATCACTTGTAGGCGAAGCGGTTTTAGCTAATGAAAATAACGATCTAGCTAAGAGTGGTGCAGTAAAACCTAAACGTGGTTTAGTTGACGAGCCAGGAGGGTATGCTGGAGAAGAGTCTAGTGTTTTTAAAAGATATTTAGAAAACAAAGAGACTAGAGAAAACATTTTAAATCCAATTTCTGGAGTTGCTCCTGAAGGCATGCGTTCTGCTCTAGATCAAATTAGAAAAGATGAAGAACAAGATCTTGTACTGGCAGAATCTCGTTCAGAAGGTTCTAGTGAAAGAATAAAATTTGAACGAGAACAAATAGATGTACGTTCAGCTAGACAAAAATTATCTGATGTACTAAACCCACAAAGACAAGTTCGCTATCCTATATTTAGCTTACCTAAATTGTTTACTGATAGTTATCCTATGCGGCAAGAAAGAAAAAGGTTAGCTGTTATACCGGCGGTAATAGGTCATGTAGCTAATCAAGTATTAAATGAATTGGGGGGTGATGAAAAAACTTTTCAAGAAAGATTTCCAGGTTTAGCTAAAAATTTAGCTGAAACCTATTCACCTCTACCACAAACATCTGATGAAGCAAAATATATTGACGGTATTAAAGATATTAATAGAGCACAAGAAGCTGGAATTACTAATCTTACTTATAACACTTTTGATTTAATTTTTTCCGGAATAGATTTAGCTAGTTTTGGTACTACTGATTTAACCACAAGACTTAGAGATAGCTATGAAAAAATGGATAGAACTAAACCTGAAGCGTTTGTTGGTCAAATGGTTTCTTTATTAGTTGAATATGGTGTGCCTGGTGGGGTAGTTACTAAAGTTTTAAATAGGGCTAGGCGTGCGTTAAGAGCGCGGGGCATGAATGTTTTACCACGATATGTAGCTGATGATGTTGTTGGTAAAAAAAGAAAAGTAATGCAGATAAGTAATGTTGCAAAACGAATGACTGGTACAGCAGCAATATTTGGTGCCACTGATTTTATTGGAGGAGGTCCTTATGGCACTTTAAAAGAAATGTTACCAGAAAACCAAGCTTTATTTAGTACTACCGAAGACACTAAAGGTTTAACAGGCAACGCTTTAATTGCAGCTAACTTTAGAAATAGAATAAAGATGGCAAAAGACGGAGCAATTATCGGTGCTTTATTTCCTGTGGTAGGGCCCGCATTAGTTGGAGGATCAAAAATAGCAGCGCGTGCTCTTACTAAACCTAGAAAAATGTTTGATGACCCTAATGAAACGGCTTCTATTTTAGGTGCACCTTTAAAAATAGTAGGGGAAGTTTTTACGGGAGCTGCAGATTTATTAGCAGGTAAAACTCCATACACTACAAGAGAAATTCCAATAGTTGGTAAAGCTATTGGTTCTGTTGGAAGGGGTTTTTCTAGTGCTATACAAAGTGCTGCAGCTTTTACAGGTAAACAAGTTTTTACTAGAGCGGCTTTAGGTTTTTATGATACAGCCTATCAAAAACAAAAAATTATATCCGGTATCGGTGTAGAAAAAACATTTGCTAGAGCTTTACCAGAGTTTAAAGAATGGCGTAATTATTCTGTTAATAGCAAGGATCCTTTAGAGTCTTATCTTTCTAGTATCGATAATAAATTAGCAGCTTTTAGAGACATAGGTAAACTAACTAAAGATGCTTTTGGATTAGATCAAAAAGCTAATTTTATGATTAACTCTAAAACTAGAACTATAAATAAATATTTAGATCAAGTACACAACGAAGCTTACAAAATGGCTAGAACTTTTGAAGAGCGCTACCAACGTTATGGTGAACATCAAACTTTTCAAAAAAAATATTTAGACGAAGTTTATGAGTATTTAGAAGGCACTAGGTCTTTTGTTGATTTAAGTGGAGGGCAAGCATTAAAAAATAGTGCTAAAAACCTTAAAGATTTTACTACAGTTTTAAAAAAAGAATTTAAAGATGTATTAGATGAGGATAATCCGTTAACAAAAGTTTTAGGACAAAGTTTAGATGGTTATTTTAGAAGGTCTTTTGGTATTTTTACTAATGCTAACTACAAGCCCCCTGAAGGTTCCGCAGAAAAAGCTAAGGTGTTTATTAAAGAATTGATAGAAGGCAATGAAGGTATGAAACTAGAAGCAAAACAGGCTGGAATTAGTATAGATGAATACGCAGAACTTCAAGTAGCTGATATATTGCATACCGCTTATTATGAAGGACTTGATCCTTTAAGAGCTTTAGATAAAATAGTTAAAAAAATTGGCTTAGATGATATTAAAATATTAACAGGTGAAGAATTACCAAAAGTATTAAAAACTTTATTGGGTGAGGAAAAAAATTTAAAAGCTTCTGTGCTGCAAACAACAGGTAATATAATTGCTGGGGTAGAACAAAAGAAAGCTTTAGATAAAATAGCTGTAATGGGTTTAGAAAAGGGTTGGTTATTTAATACTGCAGAAAGAGCTAAAACTGCCGGAGGTATTTTAAACGCAGCACAAATAACAGATCTTAAAGGCAGTGGTTTTTTACCTTCTAGTATACAAGGTTTATGGGCTACTCCCGAATTAGCAGCACAATTATCTGGATACAATATTTTTGATTCATTTTTAAAATCTAAAGCATATCAAAATTTAATTGCTTTTAAAGCTATGGTACAAAGTGGTAAAACTTTGTATTCTCCTTCTACACAAATGCGTAACCTAGGTTCTGCTAGTTTGTTTGCTTTAAATGCTGGACACATTGGTGGAGACGTAAGTGTAACACAAGGCTTTAAACTTGTGTTAGATGATATTTATGGTGCGGGTAATACTTTAGATGAAAGTTTGCTTATTAAAGATGTAAGACGTGGTTTAGAACTTGGAGTTTTTGATGAAAATATACAAGCTAATGAGCTAGGTGCTGTGTTAAGAGATTTGAAAGGTTCTAAAAATTTAGTTACTGGCGAGCCTACCGTTAGTGATTTTAATATGTTTATTCAAAAAGTAGGTGATTCAAAAATTAATCAAACAGTACAGAGGTTGTATGCGGGTGGTGATAATGTGTGGAAACACTATGGTTGGAAATTTTATCAGTCTCAATTAAAAAATGGTGTTATTAAAAATATAGATGATGTTAAAGCTTATTATAAAAATATAATTGGTCAAACTTTTGATGAATTTGATTCAGTTACTGGTGCTAGAAAAGGTGTGGTTGAGGGTATAGAAGAAATTGGTGCTTATTTATTAAGAGAAACATATCCTACATATAGTCGAGTGCCTCCGGTAATACAAGCCTTACGTAAATTACCACTTGGTAACTTTGTATCTTTTCCTGCAGAAATGATTAGAACTTCTGCGCAAACAACAAGTTTAGCTTTAAAACATATTGCTTCTGATAACCCAAATCTTAGGTCTATGGGTTATAAAACTTTGATGGGTCAATTTACTACTGCGTATGGTTTAAATGAAGGTGCACAACAATTAGCTGGTGTTATGACAGGAGTTACGCAAGATAAAGTACAGGCTTATAGTAAAGAATTAGGCCCTTCTTTCTTGTCAGGCCACACATTAATACCTGTCACTAGACAACAAAAAGACGGTTCATTTAAAGCATTTGATATGTCAACTTATAATCCTTACGATTATATAACTGCTCCAATTGAAAGTTTTATAAATGAATTAAACACTACTAGACTTGATCCTGATAAAATTGAAGGTGAAGTATACGCTCGTTATATGGATGCTGTTATGCCTTTATTTGCTTTTGCAGAACCTTTTGTATCAGAAACAATTGGCTTAGAACCTTTTATGGATATTTGGGCACGTAAAGGTCAAAAATCAAATGGAAAATTTATTTGGTCAAACTCAGATCATTTTGGTGTTAAAGTAAATAAATCTTTTGAACATATTTTTGAAACTATATCACCAGGAATATTAAGAACTGTTGAGCAAATTGGTGGTGCCCTAACTTTAGATGTTAAACAAGGAAAAATTGTAGATTTATCGGATACTCTTTTTAAATTATTTGGTGCTTCAGTGTTATTAATAAATCCAGTAAAAGCACTTGACTTTAAAGCATCCGAAATTAGAAAAATTAGGGAAAACGCTTTTAAAACTGAAGCTTTTTTTGGTGATGAAAATGCATTACAAAAAGGTCCTATTTATAATAGTGAAGGTAGAAAAGTTGGTCATAATATGGCTAACGAATTAAACTCAATAAATGAAGAAGCGTTTAGAGCTCAATTTGAAATGTATAAATTGTTTAAAAGATCTTTAGAAACAGGTTTATTAACATATTCACAAATAGAAGACACGCTTGGAAAAGACGGTAGGGATGTAATAAATTTAGAAAGACTATTAGACGGTGAGTTTAGTCCAGTTGGATATTCTTATGACGCATTAGATGCAAGAGCTGAAAGATTACAAAAACTTTATAGAAAACAAGGTATAAGAACTCGTTATGATGATTTCTTTCCTGAAGGTGCACTTGACGACGTAATAGATAAATGGGAAGGAACTATGTTTAAAAACTTTATAGACCAAGATAGAGAACCCGGACCCGTAAGTATGAAACCACCAGTAAATAATACACCAATAGAAACACAAACAGTTGAACCACAAGTGCCGCCGTTACCGGACAGCGGTACACCAATTGTTAACCCAAAACAAACGGCTAGCGTAGCGGGGACCACGGTTAGTCCTAGAACTGGACTTACTGATTCAGAAAGTGTATTGTTGTCACCTACTGATCAATTATACAGAAGAAGACAACGGGGTATAACTTAATGAACGATACAGTTAAAGGTATAGTACCAGAAGATGATAGGGAACATATTATTTCTCTCTACGGTCACATCAAAGGTGTGGAACGTGAGATTGATATTATAAAAACTAACCATCTTAAACATCTAGACGACAAAATTACACACGTCCATGCAGACGTAGAAAAATTGGGTGGTAAGATAGATAAAATCTATTGGGTTGTTTTATCTACAGTGGGGGCTGTAGGATTAATGGTTATTGACACATTGTTAGGAAAATTATAATGCAGCTATCAAACAACTTTACATTAAAAGAATTAACTAAATCACAGACCGCGACTCGCAAAGGTATCGACAACGAACCTTCAACCGAGCATGTAGAGAATCTTATTCACCTAGCGAAAACTATCCTGCAACCAGTGCGTGAGCATTTCGGTAAACCGGTTATGATATCTTCAGGCTATAGAAGCCCAGCGTTGTGCGAAGCTATCGGTTCTTCGGCTAAGTCACAACATGCCAAGGGTGAGGCAGCAGACTTTGAGATTCATGGAGTTGATAACAAGGAGCTTGCGACTTGGATTAGTATCAACTGTGACTTTGATCAATTAATTTTAGAGTTTTATATTGATGGTGACCCCAATTCAGGTTGGGTCCACTGTTCTAGTAAGATGGAAAGTTCACGAAGACAAATGTTGAAAGCAGAAAAAATAGAAGGCCGAACTTCTTATTCTCCAATTCTACTTTAGATCCAATCTTTAATATCTTCGCCCATAATTTCATTAGCAATGTTTACCTTATCCTTAAGTGATTTAATTATACGTTCATCTATAGTCTTTTCTGCAACTAAATCCACGTAAGTAACACTGCCAGTCTGGCCGATACGATGCGCACGATCTTCTGATTGTAGTCTTTTTTCTAAGTCGTAGTTGTTAGAATAGTAAATTACTGTGTTAGCTGCTGTAAGGGTAATTCCGTACCCTCCAGTCTGTGCATTTCCAACGAAAAAGCGCGCAGGGCCCTTAACGTCTTGAAACTGAGCAATGTTCTCTTGCCGGAGGGTAGCATCCACAGACCCGTGATATTCGACTGTAGAAGCTTCTCCGTAAGCTTTTTTTAACTCAACTGTGATATTTTTGAGGTCAGCTACGTAATTTGCCCATATAATTACTTTACCGTCAGTTTCTTCTAGACAATCCATTAAAGCTGTGAGTCGATTATTTTTTATGTGCACAACTTCTTCATTATCTAACTTCATATGACCGCAAGTAATTTGATGTAGTCGTAATAGTGTAGTTAGAGCAGAAGTTGAGCTCATGATACTACCTTTATGTTCAGCAATTGCAGTTGCTTTCATCATGGCATACTTTTCTTTTTGTTCATCAGATAATTCTACTGTCCTGGTAGTAAATACTTTAGGTGGTAGATCTAAACAATCTTCTTTTAATACTCGGTAAGAAAAGTTATCTAACTTGCCAGCTAGTTCGTCTAACCGACGATAGCTACCAACAATTTGTACTTGACGGCCACCAAAATTTCTACTCAACATGTGAGCATAACGGGCACGAAACGAATAATAAGAGGGGTGTCCTAGATGTTTGTGGTCTAGGAACTCGCATTGACTATACAAGTCTAAAGGGGATTTGGTTACTGGAGAGCCTGTTAAAATTCTACGATACGCCGCTAGATTCCCTATTCTCAAAATATTTTTTGTTCTTTTAGCTGTCGGATTCTTGATTGTCGTTGATTCGTCGATTCCTAGTAGGGCTTTCCCTTCTAGCATGTTAAGGAAACTGTGTGCAAAGTCCAGTCCTTTCTTGGTAGAAAAAGCTTCTACGTTCATTATCAATAACTTAAGTTCATTTTTACCATCAAACAAAGTATCGAGCTCATATTGTTTTTTCTTAGTTTGACTAGCTGCCCACAATACTTTGCTGTGTTTTACGTGATCTGGTAAGTGCACCGGTACTTCTATATCATGCCAGTTTTTGTACACGCCCTTAGGTGCAACGATTAAAGCACCGCGAATCGCGGCTTGTTCATATAAAATAGCAATGTTATCCACAAGAACCTTAGATTTTCCTGTACCCATTTCCATAAATAAAGCATAAGTTTTCTCGGCCCAAGACTTCTCTAGAGCCAATTTTTGATGGTCGTACGGTTTAGTTTTAAATTTATAATTTTTTATCATATCTTCTCTTGACATACTATATGGGATTGTTATATAAAATGTCAAGACTAAATAAAAACAAGGAGAAGAAAAATGGAAGACAAACAAATCATAAATGTATTACTAGCTAAAATAGTAAAATTAAATCAAGACATTTTACAGCATGAATTAAATAATGCTGCAAAAGATTTAGAACTTAATGGTGCTAAAGAAAGAATAGCAGAGTTAGAAAAACCTGAATTAGATTCTGAAGGTTTTACAATTTCTAAGGAAGAAGAAATAAACTAATCACGAGAAGGGTGGGAAGATGAGTAATATAACTTTAGAAGATTTAGAAGACGATCAACAACAGTTGATAGAGAAGACAGATATACAAACATTAGCTGCTTTTTGTCAAGAGTTACAAGGTATAGAGAATGATATAGATTCTTTAGAACAACAACTCAAAGCAAAGAAAGAAGCAGCAGACAAAATTAGTTCAGAGGTAATACCTAACTTGCTCGCAGAGCAAGGGTTAGCATCTTTGAAACTCGCTGACGGTAGTGGCGTTGATGTCAAGAAGACATACAGCTGTACCGTAAAAAAAGACTCAGTCGAATCAGCGTACACATGGCTTCGTAACAACGGACTAGGCGACCTTATTAAAAATGAGGTGGCGGTACAGTTCGGGAAGGGCGAGGATAACAAGGCGGAGCAATTGCTCAACCTTGCCGCAGAAGAAGGCTATGAGCCTACCCAAAAACAAAAGGTAGAGCCCATGACTTTGAAAGCGCTATACCGGGAGCGTATTGAGGCCGGCCTCGATATGCCCTCGGAGTTCTTTAACACTTTTGTTAAGGATCAAACTAAAATTAGCCGGAAATCATGAATCATAAAACAAGGAGAAAATAAAAATGACTCAAGAAAAAGCAATCAAGAAAAAAGAGAATACAAGCATGGCTCTAGCGAGTATGTTTGAAGCAGACTCTAATACTGGTTTGGATAATATGGGTGCCGATGATATGGCACTACCATTCCTACGAGTATTAGGACAACTATCACCCGAGATAAATAAACGGGATGCCAAATATGTAGAAGGCGCTGAGGCAGGTATGATATTTAATACCGTGACTAAGGTGGCATATGATGGCGAGAAGGGACTAAACATTATACCGTGCTATTACAAGCGCGAGTATGTTGAATGGTCAGATAGAGGCCAGGGCACATCTGCTCCGGTTGCTATCCACTCAGTAAATAGTGGTATCATAAAAGAAACAACTAGAGGCAGTGATTGGAAAGACCGATTACCAAATGGTAATTATCTTGAGAACACTGCATCGTACTATGTGTTTACTGAGGATATGCAGACAGCATTGATATCTATGAAATCTACGCAACTAAAAGTTAGTAGAACATGGAACTCAATGATGAACAGTATCAAACTAGAGGGAAAGAATGGTTTGTTTACTCCTGCATCATACAGTCACGTGTATAACTTAAAGACAGTAGAACAATCAAATGACAAGGGAACTTGGTATGGTTGGACTATTTCTAAGGTTGGTCCTGTACAAGATAAAAATCTGTACGCGGCTGCAAAAAGTTTTGCGGAGTCATGTAAAAGTGGTGATGTAAAAACCAAGCACAGTGAAGGTGAAGCTAAGTCGGAAGACGAAGTACCATTTTAATTGTGAACAGGTACCGAGCTAATCCCCCCGGCTCGGTACCATTTAGGGAGGATACCACATGGCGAAAGACAGAACAAGCTATCAAAGACAATATTATCGTAAGCAAGTTATTTGGAGTCAAAAAAAGACTATAAAAAACTTACGTGAAGACAAGAAAAAATTTATGGAAAGCCCGGAAGGCATTGCATATAAAAAAAGATTATTAAAAGAATCTGGCTATCACGAAAAATATAGAGAGAAAAACAAAGAGAAGATTAGAGCATATCAAAAGGAGTATCATTTAGAATATGCAAAAATTTAGACAGATATTTGAAGGCAACAATAGCGCCTATGGTCAGTTAGTTTTAACAGGTGAAACTACCGACAAAGGTAAAGCTATTGGCAAAGCATTTATTAAACGTGAACCAATACCAGAGCAGCTATGGCAAGATCATTTAGATGGTAAAGACCCAGCACTTGGTGTCATACCTATTAACGAAAACAACAGTTGTCGTTGGGGTTGTATCGACGTTGATGAATATAACTTAGATCACAAAAAATTAGCGTCCTCTATTAAGTCCCATAAATTCCCACTGGTAATGTTTAGATCAAAATCTGGTGGTGCACATTTGTTTTTGTTTACGACAGACTTTATTATGGCATCGTTGATGCAAGCGAAACTAAAGATGATGTCAGAAGCATTAGGCTTTGGTGGTAGTGAGATATTTCCAAAACAAACTGAGATACTAGTAGAACGTGGTGACACTGGTAACTTTTTAAACCTACCCTATCACGGTGGTGCTAGAGGTTTACGTTATGCTTTTGATGATGATTGTAATGCAGCTAGTTTAGAATCATTCTATTCTATCTATGATGCATGGGTACAGACCGAAGAGCAAGTACATGAGATAATAGTTACTAAAAAAGCCGAAGCCAGCAACGAAGCATTTAAAGATGGGCCACCATGTTTAAATAAATTAGCTGATGAAGGTTTTGGTGAAGGCTCACGCAACAATGCATTATTTAATGTAGCGGTATATCACAAGCAAGCTAATCCCGATACATGGGAAGACAAAGTCATGGAAGATAATTCTAAGTGGATGAATCCACCCTTAAACTTTAAAGAGGTTCAAGCTTTGCTAGTGTCAGTTAACAAAAGAGGTTACGACAAATACAGGTGTAAGGACCAACCTATTTGTGGGGTATGCAATGCTTCTAAATGTAGAACTAAAAGATTTGGTGTTGGTTTTGAAGAAGAGCAGATGCCGGAGATGGACACATTAAGTAAGATAGCGTCTAACCCACCGCAATGGTTTTTGAATGTAGTTGGCAAGAGAATAGAACTAAAAACAGAACAATTACACAACGCTAACTTATTCGCACTAGCTTTATTAGATCAAGCTAATATTATATCTCCTATACCGAAAGCAAAAGACTGGAGAGAGATTTATTTAAAACAACTTATGTTAAATTTAGAAGAAATAGAGCCATTAGAGTCACTAAGAAGTGATGAACAACTAGAAAACTTATTGTATGACTTTACAGTACATAGGGCGCAAGCAAGAACTAAAGAAGACATATTGAATAAAGCAGCGTGGACCGATGACGATAAGAAAATAACTTTATTTAAGATGGATGATTTTTTTGCGTTTGCAAAACGTAATAACTGGGAGCTAGACAAAACTAAAACTGGTAATTTATTAAAGCAGTTGAAGGATTTATTTATAGAAGAAGTTAGACTAAAGATTAAAAACCAAACACCTCGTCTAGTAAAAATAAAAGCTATGAAGAGATATGAGTCAGATGTTTCTCATAAAGCTTACGAAGAAGAGGTACCATTTTAATGAAAGAATTAATACTGGGTCCTCCAGGTACAGGTAAGACAACCGAATTATTAAACATAGTTAATAAACATTTGGACGAAGGTGTTGATCCTAAAGACATTGGTTATTTTTCTTTTACAAAGAAAGCAGCTACAGAAGCTAAAAGTAGAGCTTTAGATAAGTTTTCAATGTACACCGAAGAGGACTTTCCGTACTTTAGAACACTACACTCACTAGCATTTAGTCAGCTAAGATTAAAAAAATCACAGGTAATGCAAAGAGATAACTACAATGATTTTGGAAAAAATTGTGGCATACCTTTGTATTTAAAAGCAACATATAACAATGAAGAAGACGGAACATTTAATTCAGACAATGAGTATTTACGGTTGATAGATAAAGCAAGAGCAATGAATATTCCTTTATTAGATCTATATGATAAAAACACACATTATGTAGACATAGAAAGAGATAAGCTTTATCTTATAGATAGGGAACTAAAAAGATATAAGAAAGAAACAGGGTTATTAGATTATGGAGATATGTTACAGAGGTTTGTTGAGTCAGATTTGGCTCCAAGATTTACTGTCTTGTTCATCGATGAGGCCCAAGATTTATCTCCACTCCAATGGAAGTTGGTGCAAAATCTCTGGGAAAGATCTACTAATACTCACATCGCAGGTGATGATGACCAGGCTATATTCAGATGGGCCGGAGCAGATGTTAATCATTTCCTCGGGGTGGAGCACGAAGTCGACAATAAGCGCGTTTTAGAGAAGTCTTATAGAGTACCTCCCTTAATACATGAGGTTGCGCAGAGCGTTATAAGTAGAGTAGAGAACAGATATGAAAAAGAATATCAACCCTGTTCTGAACGAGAGTATAAAAAAGGCATACTTACTAAGATAACTGGCACTAGAAAACGTTACTCTAGTATTGAACAAGTAGATATGTCAAAAGGAAACTGGTTAGTGTTGGCCAGTATTAATTATATCTTAGAAGATGCTGAAGAGCTTTGTAAAGAGAGAGGTTGGTACTATTCTAAAAAAGGTAGAAACTCTTTGCCTTTAAAACTATTAAAATCAATTCAAGATTGGGAAAAATTTAGGCTAGGAGGAACTACTTTAAATTCTAAAGATATAAAAGATGTTTACAGTTATTTAGGGGAGAATGTAGAGAGAGGATATAAGACAGGTAAAACTCTTAAAGAAGATAATTACTATAATCATGAAACGTGCATCGCGGACCACGGATTATTAACTAATAAGGTTTGGTATGAAGCATTTAAAAAATTAGACGGGTACACAGAAAATTATATAAGAAGCATGCTAGCAAACGATGAAAAGATTACGAAGACTCCGCGGATAAGTATGTCAACAATACACGGTGCAAAAGGAGGCGAGTGTGATAATGTATTATTATTTCAAGACATATCAAAAACAGCCAAAGAACAACACGACAGAAACCCGGACGAATTACATAGACTTTTTTATGTTGGTATTACTAGAGCAAAAGAAAATCTACATGTATTAGAACCAAAAAATTATGAAAGAGGGTATGCAATATGACAGAGAAGTCTCGTAAAGGCGCTGCTCTAGAGCATATTTATATTGGACAAATGTTAGCTAAAGGATGGGGTGTTTCTAAAGCATGCGATCCTCATTCGCCTTATGATTTTGTACTAATATGTCCGAAGACAGGTAAGATAAAATTAATAGATGTTAAATCAGAATCTTATAGAAAAAATTGTCCTCCAGGTTGGACTAAAAAATCTACAAAAATATTTAGAAGTAATTCTAAAGAACAAAAATCTTTTACAGAAAAAACAGGAAGAACAATAGAAGTTATAACGGAGGACTTAGATGAAATCATTGAAAAAACAAATAGGCGGTAGTCACTATAATAGATATAAGATTCAGCCTGCCGAATTCATCAATAAAAACAAGTTGTTATTTGCTGAGGGAAATGCTATAAAGTATATTATGAGACACCCTCATAAGGGAAGTGGTAAGCAAGACTTAGAGAAGGCGATACATTATTTAGAGATGATAATAGAAAGAGACTATGCATAGACCTTTACAGGTACCAATGTTTCAACCTACTACGGACTGGGTTCCTCCAGTTCTATTAGGTTTAGATTTATCTTCAGCTAACGAAATAGCAATCGATTTAGAAACACGTGATCCGAATCTAATGACAATGGGTTCTGGAGCAGTACGTGGAGACGGAGAAGTAATAGGTATTGCTGTTGCTGTTGATGGTTGGAAAGGCTATTTACCTTTTGCACACGAAGACAAGAGAGGTTGCTTAGGAAAAAAAACTTGTCTTAAATGGTTTCAAACTATTTTAGATTTACCTGCAGATAAAATATTTCACAATGCAATGTATGATGTGTCTTGGATAAGGTCCATGGGATTAAAAATTAGCGGACGTATTATTGATACTATGATTGCAGCTTCTTTAATAGATGAGAATAGAAGAAGTTTTACTTTAGACTCTGTTGCAAGAGAATATGCTGGAGTAAGAAAAGATGAGTCTTTATTAAGAGAAGCGGCTAAAGATTGGGGAGTAAATCCTAAGTCTGAAATGTGGAGACTACCTGCACCATTTGTAGGTAAGTATGCTGAACAAGATGCTGAAGCAACTTTAAAAGTTTGGCACGCATTAAAAAAAGAATTAGACAGCCAAGAATTATGGCAGGTATTTAATTTAGAAACAGATTTGTTTCCGTGTTTAGTAGACATGAAGTTTAAAGGAGTAAGAGTTGATCTAGAAAAGGCAGAATCAACTAGAAAATATTTAAAGAGTGAAGAGAAAAAAACCAGGACTGAACTCAAAAAACTGTGTGGTAAAGATGTAGAGATTTGGTCAGCTGCTTCTATTGCTGAAGCTTTTGAAAAGCTTAATATTTCTTTTGATAGAACTGATAAAGGCGCGCCTAGTTTTACTAAAAACTTTTTAGCAACCCATCCTGATAAGTTTGCAAGAACTTTAGTTCATTGTAGGGAGTTAGATAAAATGAATTCTACTTTTATACAAACTATTTTAAAACATGAACACAAGGGTCGTATACATGCTGATATAAACCAAATACGTAGTGATGATGGTGGAACAGTAACAGGTAGATTTAGTTATTCTAATCCAAACTTACAACAAATTCCAGCACGGCATAAAATACTAGGACCTATGTTGCGTTCAATATTTATTCCGGAAGAAAATTGTACCTGGGGTTGTTTTGATTACTCACAACAAGAGCCTAGAATATTAGTACACTATGCACATAAGATGCACATGGAAGGTGCTAGTACAATTGTTGATGCGTATAACAAAGGTGAAGCTGATTTTCATCAAATGATTGCGGACATGGCTGGCATAGAACGTAAACAAGCCAAGACCATTAACTTAGGTATTATGTATGGTATGGGTAAAAATAAACTAATGTCAGAACTAGGGCTAATGAAAGAAGATGCAGAGGATTTATTAAAAGAGTATCATCGGAACGCTCCTTTTGTTAAATTGATATCGGAACGCGTAACGCGGCAAGCAGAAGACGTAGGAAAGATAAGAACATTAGAGGGAAGGGCATGTCATTTTGATTTATGGCAACCTGATGAATTTGGTGTGTCTACACCACTGCCTCTTGAAAAAGCTAAAAAAGATTATGGTTCTTTTATAAAAAGAGCATTCACATACAAAGCTTTGAATAAATTAATACAAGGGTCAGCTGCAGATATGACTAAAAGATCTATGGTAAATTTATATAAAGAAGGTGTTATTCCTCACATACAGGTTCATGACGAACTTGATGTTTCAGTTGAATCAGATAATCAAGCTAAAAAAATAATAGAGGTTATGGAAGCATCAGCAGAGTTATTAGTACCAAATAAAGTAGACTATGAAAAAGGACCAAGCTGGGGAGAGATAAAGTAGTGTCGGATGTTAAAAAGGAAATTAAACAACATCCGACACATGAAGGTGATGAAGATACATATAAAATAAATTAAAATAAAATATTGTCAAATCTTATATTTGATATATATTGTCCCATATAATAACACAACAAGGAGAAAGAAATATGCCAGCAAACCCTAATTTTAAGTCGGTTTCTGTATCTGTAGCTACTCATAAACGTTTGGAATCATTAGCAAAAAACCAATTTGAGGTTCCTGTTAGTATTCAAACATTGATTGATTTTCTAATAAAACAAAAAATAAAAAAGAAAATAAAACGCGACGGGTATTAATGGAAGAAGAGTTGGTTAGAACAATATGCCCACGCTGTAATGGCAACGGCTATATTCGAATTACTCCAGTAGTTGCTGGAGTGTTTGACAAAGCTAAAGAGGTTGATTGTACAATGTGTGAAGATGTTTTTGATCATATTGGAATGAGATTATCAACCCATAATGGTTTTGTTATGTTACCAAAAAGTCAAACACGGTTAAATATTGAAGGTGGCCGTGAATCAAAAACAAAATGGTCCGGTGAAACTTTACCAGAGGTAGGTAAATGATGGATCCACTAAACCCGGAGGACGAATACGGATGGTTAACGACGATGAATATGTAATATTTTTAGTTAGGGTCTCTTCATTGCGAAAAGCAGCTGAAAGAGCTAAAGACCCAGAATGGAAAAGAATGTGGGAACAAAAACTAGAGGAGTTAATAAACAATGAAGAAAATACTTACGGAACTAAAAGCGTACATTAATTTTTTACTGTCAGGACTTACAATATTTACTTGTTTAATAGTTATTATTGTAAATTCTAGATATATTGTTAAATTAGAAAGTACAATAGACACAATGTGGCACGAGATAGTACAGGTGAAGGAGACTAATATTAGTTTATACCAATTTATCGAGGAACACGGAGATGATATTACAGGACGATAAAATTATGAGACATGAGATTCCGAATAGGATGATGAGTACCACTTTCACTTTACCGATCGACAATCGTAAAGTAATTGGGATTGTAAACTATACTGCGGGTGCTGAAGGTATTACGCCGCTAGCATTTTGGGTAAAGATTAAACCAACCGATTCTTATATTGACCGAGAACTACGCGCATCCGGTAAACTAATCTCACGCTGTCTACAACACGGTGAAGATTTAAAAGAGCTAGCAGAAACGCTATCACAAGATAATATTATTGGCCAAATGGTAAACTATTTTAATAAGAACGTAGAAGAGATTATCAGTGGTCTACAACCGAACAAAAAACAACGCATGCTGTCAACAGATCCGTATGCGTCGCAAATGAAAGAATAGTTATGGAAATAGAAGAACTAGAAATAGAATGGATAC